CCAGGTTGCGAGCGACATGCAGAACAAGATTCGTCCGGCGTTGCGGCGAGTCATGTCGGCCGCGAGTTGGGTCGACGGTAACGGCAACGGTTTCAAGGACTTCCCGCGCAACCTCAACATGGTCTCAATGCGCGGCGCCTATTCGCCCAGCGTGGCAGACGCAACCTTCCTCAGCCCGGTCAACCACGCAGTGTTGCCGTCCGGGAGGAACGCCATCGCGAACGCGGGTGGTCGGGCCTTCAGCGGCGTCACATGGTCCAAGCCTACTGTCGGAGCGAACTTTCGCGCCACGGGGGTCGCCTCGAACGGCGCCTCGGTGCGCTTCACGATCACAGATACGACCACCGGCACGATCGCATACGACAGCGGTCTGTTGCACAACGCGGACCAAAAGGACTTCGCCTGGCCTTGCGAGAACTTCAGGGTCTCGACCTACGTTGCGAACGACCCGGCGACCGGGTTGGCCGGGTGGGCAACGGTGAACGTCGTGCCGCGATGAATGTGTTACCGCCAGGGCTTCGTGCAGGGCGCGTCCTGTCTGCAATCTGCAATCTCTGGCTCCCTGAATAAGAAGTAGGCCAGCAGGGCCAACAGGAGCGCGCAGGCCAGCGCGCCAAGTTGAACCACGCCTTAACCCGACCCGCCCCGAGCAATCGCGGCGGGTCTTTTCACATCAACCAACCAGCCGTCCCATGCGCCTGTTCTACGAAGACGTTCGACTCGGCACGAAGCAGTCGGTGACGCCCGAGGGCTTCCTGATCTGCCACGACGTGCCGGTCGCGCGCACCGGCGCGATGCGGTATCTGGCCGCCGAAGTAGATGACCCCGAGCACCCGATCGCTGGTGATGCCGAGGGCATCGTTGTCGCAGAGCGGACACCCGAAGAGGTGTTCCGGACCGAGACGATCGCCAGCTTCGAGGGCAAGCCCATCACCATCGACCACCCCGACGAACTCGTCGGGCCTGACAACTGGGGCGCCGTCGCTCGCGGGCACATGCAGAACGTGCGCCGCGGCGAGGGCGCCCAGGATGACCTTCTGCTCGCCGACCTGCTCATTACCCATCGTGACGGAATCGACGCCGTACGCAAGGGGCTGCGCGAGGTCTCGTGCGGGTACGAGGCAACGTATGACCAAGTGACCCCGGGCCGCGCGATCCAGCGCGGAATCCTGGGCAACCACCTGGCCCTGGTAGCGCGTGGTCGTTGTGGCCCGCGATGTGCAATCGGCGACAGCCACAAGGAAGCCACCACCATGACCATCCCCGTGACCAAGACCAACGACGGCAAGGCCGCCAAAAAGACGATGTCGGATCGGCTGAAGGGTTTGGCCGCGTTCTTCGACGCCGACGAGAGCGACGAAGATGAAGACAAGAAGGACAAGAAAGACAAAGACGACAAGAAGGAGACGACCGACGCGATCGCGAAGGCCGTCACCGCTGCCGTCAAGGACGCCATGGACCCCGTCATGAAGGCGATCAAGTCGCTCGACGAGGACATGGAAGAGCTGAAGAAGTCCAAGACCGACGATGACGGCGAGGACCTGACTGATCCGAAGACTGCCGAATCGAATCCGGACGCGACCGGTGAAGGCTGGACTGGCGACAGCCTCGACGCGACGCTCCAGCGCGCCGAGATCCTGGCACCGGGTGGCCCGCGCTTCACCGCTGATGGCAAGGCCAAGAAGGTCGGCGACGCCGTCTGCAGTTGCCAGCGTGCGGCGCTCAAGCGCGCATCGACCGCCGACGCCACGAAAGACGCTATCGCGCCGCTGCTGGCTGGCATCGACCTCGACAAAGCGACCTATGACACCCTGCGCCCGCTCTTCGTGGCGGCCACCGAGATCGTCAAGACCCGCAACGCCCCGCGCGTGCAGGGCATGACCAACGACAGCGCCAGCATGGGAACCAGCGGCAAACCCGTGACCGTTGCCGACGCTCAGAAGCTGAATAACGATTTCTGGGCCGCACGCCGCGCCTGATCGTCTCCCGACCCTCCAGAAAGGAAAACCATGACCAATATCCTCTACCGCATGGGTTCGGGTGTTCCCGGCACCGACACCCGCCCGTCCAACTCCACCATCGAGCAAAAGCTCATGTCCGCATCCGCGCCGTTCAGCGCGTTCGGCCTGCCGGGCAAAATGTCGGCGGGCTCGTTTGTCCCGCTCGTCGCTGGTGACGTCGCCGACAGCATCTTCGGCTGGCTGGTGCGTTCCTACCCGGGCGGCACGCCCAGCGTGAACGACCCGCTCGGCACCAGCACGCCCAGCCAAGCCGGCGGCTTCGGCAACGGCATGCGCCGCGGCTACATGAACGTCAAGTGCAACGCTGGCACGCCGGCTGACGGCGGGCAGGTCTACGTGCGCGTGGCAAACCCCACGTCCCCGAAGCCGATTGGCGGCGTCGAGGCGGCGCTCGATTACACCGCGGCGAGCGTGACGGGCACCAACACCGGCAACGGCACGCTCGGCACGCTCTCGGCTGTCTCGGGTGCGCTGGCTGGCGCGTACGTGGTGACGATGCTCACCGCCACGACCTTCTCTGTCATCGACCCGACCGGCGTTCGCCTGAAGGATGGCGTGAATGCTGCAGCCTACAGCGCCGAGGGCATCACCTTCACGGTGACCGCTGGCGGCACTGCGTTCGTCGCCGGTGACAAGTTCACCGTCACCGTCACCCAGAACACGGTCGCGGTTCCCCGCACCTTCTTCGCGGGTTCGGCCGACGCCAGCGGCAACACCGAAATCAGCATCCGCATCTGACGCCCGCCGCGTCACCACCACCCGAAAGGAACAACATGTTCTCCAAGCACAAGCTGGCCGCGGCGATCGAGGGCAACGCCTTCATCCAGGCCCATGGCTTCCGACCCAACGTCCTCGACGCCTCGCGTCGTCTCGAAGCCGCCGCCGCCACTGGCGCCCGTGAGCGCCTGCTCGACGCACCCCGCCGCGGTCGCTACACCCGCGACAACATGATGACGTTCGATCGCCAGACGATCGACTCGTCCGGCGTCTATCTGCTGTCCCAGCTCGAACGCTTCGACCCGACGGTCAATGCGCCTCTCGTGGCCTACACCTGGTCGCGTGACATGCCGCTGCGCTCGGACGTGACGATCACGGACGACCTCGCGAGCTGGACGAACATGCAGATCCATGCCGCGGGCGGCGCATCGCCCAACGGCAAGAGCTGGATCAGCGACAAGACCTCGACGCCGCAATCCGTTGCGATCGATCAGGGCAAGACGGCGCAATCCGTCAACCTCTGGGGCATGCAAGCCGGCTGGACCATCATCGAACTGCAGCGCGCAGCGATCCTGGGTCAGCCCCTCGACGCCCAGCAGATCGAGGCCATCCAGCTCAAGTGGCAAATGGACCTGGACGAGCAGAGCTACATCGGCGACAGCCCGCTCGGCGTCAAAGGCCTGGTCAATTCCACCGCCGTGGCCGCCAGCAACGTGGTCAATGGCTCGGGCGGCACGTCGGCCTGGTCCACCAAGAGCGCCGACGAGATCCTCGCCGACGTGAACACGGTACTGAACACCGGCTGGACGCAGACGGCCTATGCCGTGGTCGCCGACTCCCTGCTCCTGCCGCCGGTGCAATACAGCATCGCGGTTTCGCGCAAGGTGTCCTCGGCCGGCAATATCTCGTTGCTGGAGTACCTGAAGGCCAACAGCCTGAGCAACTCCATCAACGGTCGGCCCCTGGACATCCAGCCGCTGAAGTGGTTGCCTGGCCGCGGCGCCGCCGGCTCTGATCGCATGGTCGCCTACGCCCGTGATCCGAAGTACATTCGGTTGCCGGTGGTTCCCCTCCAGCGCACGCCGCTGGAGTACCGCGACCTGCGCCAACTGACGACGTACTACGGGCGCATCGGCTCGGCGGAATTCCGCTACCCTGAAACGCTGGCTTACGCCGACGGCATCTGAGGACCGCGACACCATGAAGACCATCCACATCATCCAGGCGTTCGTGCTACGGCTCACCGAAGGAGTCGGCGATGCCGCCCGCGAAGTCACGCGCCGGTTTGACGCCGGACTGCACACGGTCGAGGACGACGTTGCTGGGCACTGGTTCGTCAAGGCCCACACCGGCGACGCTCCGGCGCTCGATGCGCTGGCGGCCGAACGCGCCGACCTGGTGGCCAAACAGGCCGAACTCGTCAGCGGGCAATCGGCATTGGCTGCGTCCATGAAGGCGCTGCAAGACGCACAGGCCCAGCTCGATGCCGACCGCGCCGCGCTGGCGGCCGAGTCTGCCTCGAAGAAGACCGCCAAGGCCTGAGCATGGTTGCCGAAGCGACATTCCGAGCCGACTTCCCGGAGTTCTCGGACACGACGAAATACACCTCGTCGGAGTTCAGCCTCTGGAACATGGTGGCCGAGTCACTGCTCGGGCCGGCTGCGCTGCGCTGGGATGTTCTCTTCGACCGCGGCTGCGAACTCGTGATCGCGCACCATCTCGCCATCGCTGCGCGCAACCAGCAGGCTGCGGCTGCTGGCGGTATTCCGGGCGAGGTCGTCGGCCCGGCGAGCGCGAAGTCGGTCGACAAGGTCAGCGTTTCGCGCGATGTTGGCGCGGTGACGACCGAAGGCGGCGCCTTCTGGAACATGACAAGCTACGGCGTCCAGTTCATGACCTACGTGCGCCTGATGGGCGCAGGCCCGATCCAACTATGAAGCACAACCCCATCGTCAGCGACAAGCTCCCGGGCCTGTTGCTGGCGATGGCCAAGCTCGTCAACACCGAGGTGTTGGTGGGCATCCCAGCCAGCGCGGGCGTACACAAGTCCGAAGACGGCGAGGAGCCCATCAACAAGGCGCAGCTCGGCTACATCCTGGACGGTGGCTCGCCATCGGCCAACATCCCGGCGCGGCCGTTCCTGGTGCCGGGCGTGCGCGACGCACAAACGGACGTCGTGGCCGGACTCAGGCAGGCCGCCGATGGTGCTCTCACAGGGAAGCCAGCGGCGGTACAGGCCGGTTTCGTCCGGGCCGGCATCAAGGCACAGAGCGCGGTACGCGCAAAGCTGAACTCGAATATCGCTCCAGCGCTGTCCCCCGAGACAATCGCGCGCCGCGCACAGTCTCGCGGAACGAAGTCTGTACGCAAGAGCGAGAAGAAGTATGCCCAGCTTCTCGACCAAGGTATCGACGCCAGACAGGCACAGAGCCAAGCCGGCATCGTGGCGCTCGTGAACACCGGCGAGCTTCGCAACTCGGTGACGTACGTGATCAAAGCAAAGAAGGCCACCTGATGCCGCTGCTCGACGTAACCGAAGTCCTGGGTGACCCGGACTTCACGTCGTTCGATCTCCAATGCGAGCGCCAATTGACCGCCATGGGATCGAACGGTCGGGCGACAGCTATCCCCACCACGACGCCCTTCGCCGGGGTCGTGACCTCGGCCGACGGTGACGTGCTACTACGCGGCGCCGAGAGCGCTCGCGTGACCGGCAGCATCACCATCCACACAGTGTTCCGCCTCACGGCCGGCGACGATGACAACGACGCTGATGTCGTCATCTGGCGCGGTGCGCGCTACGTGGTGACGGCCCTGAACGACTACACGCACTTCGGCCGCGGCTTCGTCGTAGCTACCTGCTCCAACCTTTCCATCGCCGGCATCTCCCCGGCGCTCTGATCATGGCCAACGACAGCAGCACGGGCGGGTATCTCGCCCCGGCAGCGCCGTTGCCGCTCGACGACGCGTCGCTCGACGACGCCCTGCAAGCGCTGGTGGTCGGCATCACCGGTCTCGACGGCACGCTCGTGCGCCCGCGCTGGCAACCCGTCGTGCCGCGTCAGCCAGATCCGGGCGTGACCTGGTGCGCGATCGGTGTCACCTCGGAGAAGCCCGACGCGAACGCCGCCATCGTCCATGACGGCTCGGCCGCGGGCGGGCAGGGCGTCGATACGCTCTACCGGCATCCCGTCATCGAGGTGCTGGCCAGCTTCTACGGCCCGTCCGCCAGCGCCGCGGCCGGCGCGCTGCGCGATGGCCTACAGATCGGCCAGAACCGCGAGGCGATGCGCGCCCAGGGCTTGGCCTTCATCGACAGCGGCGACGTCACCGCAGCCCCCGACCTCGTGAACCAGCAGTGGGTGCGGCGGCAAGACTTGTCGCTACGTCTGCGCCGCCTTGTCACTCGCGTCTATCCCGTCCTGAACCTGACGTCGGCCCCGACGCAGATCGAAACCTGAACCTGGAGCCTCCATGTCTGGACTCAATGTCTCCGACGTCGTCAACGTCGACGTCACCATCTCGCCCACCGCGGCGGCAGAGCGCAACTTCGGCCGTCTGCTGATCCTGGGAACGTCGCCCGTCATCGACACCACCGAGCGCCTGCGCTACTACGGGGGCATTGAGGACGTCGCGACGGACTTCGGCAACGCGCCCGAGTACCTGGCGGCTGTGGTCTATTTCGAGCAGAGCCCGCAGCCGCTGGGCGTCTACATCGGCCGGTGGGCGCAAGCGGCCACGTCGGCGGTCCTGCACTGCGGCGTGCTCACCGCGGCGCAGCAGGTCCTGGCCAACTTCACGGCCGTCACCAGCGGCGGTCTGAAGATCACCATCGACGGGACGCTCAAGAGCTTGACGGGCATCAACCTGTCGGCCGCCGGCAACCTCAACGCCGTGGCGGCCGCCATCACCACGGGCCTAGCCGGTGCGGGGGTGTGCACCTGGAACGCCAGCCTGCAGCGCTTCGACGTGACCTCGTCCACGACCGGGGTGACGTCCACTATCACGGCGATGTCTGCACCCTCGGCGGGCACCGACATTTCCACGCTGCTGGCGGGAACCGCTGCAGCCGCTTCGGCGCCAGTGGCCGGCATCGCTGCCGAGACCCTGGTCGCCGCCGAGGCCATCTTCGCCAACCAGAGCAACGACTGGTACGGCCTGGAGGTCACGTCCACGACGACGATTGCCGACGACGACAAGGTCGCACTGGCCCAGCAGATCGAAGCCTCATCCGTCAGCCGGATCGTGGGATTCACGATCACCAGCACGACGGTGCTTGACCCCACGAATACGTCCGACCTGGCCTACCGGCTGAAGGCGCTGAACCTGAAGCGCACGTTCACCCAGTACAGCAGCTCGAACGCCTACGCGGTGGGCTCGATCTTCGGTCGCGCGTTCACGGTCGACTTCACGGGCCAGAACACCACGATCACGCTCAAGTTCAAGCAGGAGCCCGGCATCACCGCCGAGACGCTGACCGAGAGCCAAGCAAAGGCGCTGCAGGCCAAGAACTGCAACGTCTTCGTGAACTACAACAACGCGACCGCCATCCTCCAGGAAGGCGTGATGGCCAACGGATACTTCTTCGACGAGGTCCACGGGCTCGACTGGCTGCAAAACGACATTCAGACCAACCTCTACAACGAGCTTTACCTATCGACGACGAAGATCGCGCAGACCGATGCAGGCGTGCACCGCCTGGTCACCGTCTGCGAAAAGCGTCTACTGCAGGCGGCTCGGAACGGCCTGTTGGCTGCCGGCGAATGGGATGGCCCTGCAATCGGCGCCATCAACACCGGCGACTACTTGTCCAAGGGCTTCTACGCCTACGCGCCGCTCGTGTCCTCGCAGTCGTCGTCCGATCGGGGGGCGCGTAAGGCCCCGACCATTCAAATCGCCGCCAAGCTGGCAGGTGCCGTGCACTTCGCCAATGTGCAGGTAAACGTCAACCGTTAAGGTATCGATCATGAGCACCTATTCCTTTCAGGACGTCGTCGCCACTCTCGTTGGCACCGGCGCCTCCATCAACATCGGCGCCGGGTCGGCCAACTCGGAAGAGGGCATCACGATCGCTCACGCGGGCGAGGACAACCGCATGACCATCGGCGCGGACGGCGAAGGCATGCATTCGCTGCGGGCTGACCGTTCCGGCCAAGTGACCGTTCGCCTGCTGAAGACCTCTCCCGTCAACGCCGCCCTCATGGCCCTTCGCAACGCGCAGAAGGCCGGCGGCGCGGTGGCTGGCTGGGGGCTGAATACGATCACCCTCGTCAACATCGGCTCCAGCGACAACTGGACGTGTGAGCGCTGTGCCTTCAAGAAGGTGCCAGACGGTCGCTATGCCGCCGAGGGCGACGTCCTCGAATGGACGTTCGACGCGGTCAAGATATTCCCTACGCTGGGTGTCTACCTGTGAGCGCCGGCACGAAAGAGCTGACGCTCCACAACATCGACTTCCGCATCGGCCGCCTGAACGTCTTCGATCAGGCTGACGTCTCGCGCGTCATCGCGCCATTCATCCCGTCGCTGATCCCGATGTTCAAGGCGTTCGGCAGCGCGTCCGAGAGCGACGCCAAGATGGCCGAGCTGATATCGGCCTCGCAACCATTCCTCGACGCGATGGCGCGGATGTCGCGCGACGACTCGCGGTTCGTCATCAGCACGTGCCTGTCGGTCGTGCGCCGACGCCAGGGCGAGGCCTGGTCGATCGTCTACAACCGCGACGCCGGAACCATGATGTTCGATGACCTCGACCTGTCTAGCGTTCTGCCGCTGGTCGTGCGCGTCGTCCGGGATAACCTGGGCCCTTTTATCAGCGGGATCCTTACCGGTCAGGCGGCGCCGGAAGTATCCCCGAAGGCCCCGCGATAGCTTGGCGGTCGCTGCCAAATGAGCGTGATTGGCTGATGAGGCCGGTGCTGCGCGGAATGTGCCGCTTCGAGTCCTTGAAGGACGGCACGCTGGATCTGGCCGACATCGCATTGATGAACGACGCTCTCGAAGTCCAAGCAGACAACGAACATATGCACCAGCAGCACCTCGCGAGAAAGTAATCCATGGCTACTGACGTGCTTCGCGACTTCCTCGTGCGACTTGGATTTCAGGTCGACACGAACAGTTTCAACGACTTCAATCGCCGGGTCGAATCGGTCACCTCGCGCGTCGTTGAGCTGTCGGCCGCCGCCACAGACGCCGCCGTGACAGTCGTCGCTGCGGTCTCGGAGATTGCCGGCGGCCTGGAGACGCTGTACTACCAGAGCATGCGCACGGGTGCGAGCGCCGCGAATATCAAGGTGTTCACGGCCGGCCTGGAGCAGATGGGTGTCACAGCCGGCGAAGCGACAGGCTCGCTCGAAGCCTTCGCGACCTTCTTGCGAACCAAAGGCGCTGGTGCCGAGCAGTGGATGAACGCGCTCGGCGTGCGCACGCGCGACGCAAGCGGCAAGATGCGCGATCAACTCGAAGTCTTCAAGGACTTCGGCAAGGTGATCTCGCGGATGGACTACCCGCAGGGACATGCCTACGCAGAGCGCGTCGGCATGAGCGACAAGGTGTTCATGGCCTTGCGTTCTGGCGGCCTGGACGAGAACGAGCGCAAGATGCGCGGCATCTTCCAGCGTCTTGGGATCGACTGGGACCAGGCAGCGGAGAAGGGCAAGGATTTCGAGAACACGATGCGCCTCCTGGGTGAGGAATTGAAAGTGTTCGCTGTACAGGCGGCGCTACCCGTCATGCACGCGATCGAGGGCATCGTCGACGGCTTCATGCATCTGGACCCTTGGGCACAAAAGGCGATCGGATGGGCTGGCGCACTGACTACAGCATTTGCCGGGCTGCGGGTCGTGCTGTCGGCCGTCGGCCTATTGCTGGGCATCGGTGGCGCCGGTGGCGCTGGCGTCGCTGCGGCAGGCGCTGCGGGCGTCGGTGCGCTCAGCGTCGGCCTCCTGGCAGGGCTCGGGACGCTCGCCGCTGCGATTGCCGGCTTGGCTGCAATTATCTGGCTGCTCAAGCCTCCGAGCAAGGATGATGCGCCAGAGGATCATGCGGGAAAGCACTGGGTTCCCGGCAAGGGCCGCAGCGGAGCGGGCGGCTACTGGGAGCGAGACGACGGTGTAACTGGAAACGGGCGCGGACCCGTCGACCAGGATGCGATCAAGCGAGGCAGGGAAGCGAATGGCGCAGCCGCCGCCGCAACTGGCACCGCATCATCTTCTGCGTCTGCCCTGTTCTCGGGTCTGGAGAAGAAATACGGTCTGCCGCCGGGACTACTCGATAGCGTATGGAACCAGGAGTCGAACCGCGGCGTCAACATGCTGTCGCCGAAGGGAGCTAAGGGTCACTTCGGCTTCATGGATCCGACGGCCAAGCAGTACGGCCTTGATGACCCCAACGACTTGAATAAGTCAG